CTTACAGATCAGACATGGAATTCACTTAGTGGTGCAACTTCTGCATCATATACAACTGCAGCAACAACTTATGCTGACGATCACCAAGACAAGTATCGCTGTAAAATAGATGCTGTTGGAGCATCTACCTCTGCATACACTAATGCTGTTGATCTCACAGTCTTAAGAACATTCTCTATAACATCTCAACCATCTAACGTAACTGCAAATGAAGGTGCTACTGCATCATTCTCTGTTGCTGCAAGTGGTAGCAGTGGAACACCAACATACCAATGGGAAAGATCTGACGATGGTGGAAACAACTACACCACTGTGGCAGGAGCAACTAGTGCATCGTATACAACTCCAACACTTAGTTTTGCTGCAGATAATAACGATAGGTATAGATCTGTTGTATCTCTTGTAGGTTCCGCAGCACCAATCACATCTACCTTTGGATTACTAACAATCTTACGTGTTATAACAATTCAAACACAACCACAAAATCAAGGAGTTATTGAAGGTAACACCGCAACATTTAATATTGTTGCATCAATTACAAGTGATGTCATAACATATCAATGGCAGAAATCAACTGATGGTGGAGCAAACTGGAGTAACATAAATGGTGCCAACGCAGGATCATATACAAGTCCTGCTACAGTTTATCCAACAACTCCGTCCGAGCAGTATCGTTGTATACTAAGCAATCCAAATGCTACAACCGTAACATCAAATGCTGCAACTCTTACTGTAAATGAATCTGAGTTCGTGTCGGCACCGTCTAGTGTTACTCCTGTTATTGACACAGATACAAGTAAAACTTTCTCTAGACAACCTGTCATCAATACATCAGCATTTGTTGTAGAGTACTCTGGATCAGTTCACTTCTCTAGTTTCTGGAGAATACGAAGAGTTAGTGATAACGTGACTGTATATAACACAGCAGATACTTTTACTAATGGTGATACTGGTAATTTAACATCATTTACTGTTCCATCTGGGACTCTTGATTTTGATACTGCATATGCAGTACAAGTTAAATTTAGAGATAATGCAGGACTGGAAAGTGCCTTTTCATCCGCAGTCAATTTCACAACACCCCTTGTAGATCAGCCAGCAATCCAAACAATTACTCCTGCATTTAATCCAACAATTAATGTAGATCCTATTGCAATGAAGACTGGATACAGTCATTCATCTAGTGATTGGCAGTTCTCTCCTGTGAATACATTCTCAACTATCGTTCACCAATCTCTTGGTAACTCAACAAACTTACTATCTTATACCTTACCTGGTGCAGTAAATTTAAGTGCAAATACTACATACTATGTAAGAATAAGATTTAACATCAATCCTACCTAACATGGCTAAACCCGCAACAAGACAGGGACTCATAGATTATGCATTGCGTCAAAACGGTGCACCAGTCCTAGAGATAAACATAGAGGATGATCAGATAGATGATCTAGTGGATGATGCTATCCAGTTTTACAATGAAAGGCATATGGATGGTTATATTAGAACTCATTTAAAAGTTCAATATAGTCAGTTAATGAAAGACGCCATGGTTACTGATACTGATACTCAGGTAACTGGTGCAACATCTAACAACCAAACCGTTACATTTAAAGAACAGAATAACTACATCAAGATGCCACCATATGTGACAACTGTAATTAAGGTGTTTGATTTTGTATCTAAAAATGTCACAAACTTATTTGATGTCAGATATCAGTGGAGGTTAAATGACCTTTGGGATCTTACACAGACAGAGATCCTTACATACGAAATGGTTAATAGGAGATTAGAAGATATCTACTATCTGTTGGAAGGACAGAAACAGATTAGATATCAGATGCGTGGTGATAGATTATACCTTGACTTAGATTTTAAGACTGACGTTCCTGCAGATCAGTTTTTAGTTTTGGAATGCTATAGGGCAGTTGATCCTACACAATTTACTGATGTATATAATGACGTCTGGTTAAAGAGATATGTGTCTGCACTCATACAAAGACAATGGGGTGCTAACTTAATTAAGTTCCAAGGAGCACAGTTGCCAGGTGGAATTACAATGAATGGTGAGTTTATATACAATGAGGGTAAGGCAAAGGTAGAGAAACTAGAAGAAGAAATGATATCTCGTTACGAAACACCACCACTTGACATGATCGGATAATGGCAAGAAACACCTACTTCACAAATGGCACTAGGAACGAACAGTTCCTACAGCAAAATCTTACTGAGGAATTCATTAAGATGTTTGGCATGGATATACTCTATTGTCCTAGAGAAATCATGTTGTCAGATGGTATATTTAATGAAGAGGTTATAGGTCAATTTAATGATTCATATATTATAGAAGCATACATGGAAAACTTTGATGGTTTTCAAGGTGGTGGAGACTTACTTACAAAATTTGGTGTAGCACAAACTGATGAGATAACAATGGTTGTTTCAGCACAAAGATTTACGGATCTTATATCACAATTCCTTCTACTCGATAAGGATTACAAAGCACCTGAGAGACCACAAGAAGGAGATCTGATATACCTTCCTTTAACAAGTAATTACTTTGAGATAAAATTTGTAGAGCATGAAGAACCTTTCTATCAGTTAGGTAAAGGTTATGTGTATAAACTGAGGGCAGAACTATTTGAATACAGTGACGAGCAAGGAGATGTATTCGATAATGATGACGAGATGGTTGATTACGGTTACACAGTTAAGCATTACTATCTTACAACGAATGGGATTACTGCTACTGGTGATGCTGTTATCTCTAATGGTTCTTTGACAAATATATTCATTACAGATAATGGAACTAGTTACAATGAAACTCCAACAATCACAATAACTGGTGACGGACAGGATGCAGCTGCGAGTGCATTTATGGCAAACATCACAATCAGTGGTGGATCACCTACCAAATCTGCAGTAATAAGAAGCACAGTAAAAGACGGACAAATAAGATCTGTTGATATTGTTGATGGTGGTGAAAACTATGATGAAGACAGAGCAGTATTGAATGTTACTGATCCTGATAGTGGTGGTGTAAAAGCAACATTAGTCCCTACATTTACCAATGGAGTATTGACTTCTATTAATATTTTGTCTGGTGGATCAGGTTACAAGAGTGTGAAACTTATAGATATTACTAACAGTGGTAGTGGTTATACAAATGCAACTGTTGCATTTACCGCTGCACCATCTGGTCTAACAGGAGCATTCCAAGTTCCAGAACAAGTGACTGGTGGTACTACTGGAGCAACAGCACAAATGGTTGAGTGGGATGCTCAGGAAGGATTCATTAAACTGAAATCTCCTACTGGTACATTTGTTGTTGGGGAATTAATTATGGGAGCAACATCAGGTGCAACCATAGTTCTGGATAATAAGAATGAGCAGGCAACTGCTGATCCTAAATATTCAGAGAGCGTAACCTTTGAGTCTTTAGGTGACGATATTATTGATTTCAGCGAGTCTAATCCGTTTGGTATGGTTTAAAAATTATGTTAGGAACTTACACATATAATAAAATTATTAGGAAGTGTGTTATTGGATTTGGTACACTCTTTAATAATATAGAATGTAGAAAAGAAAACAAAGATGGTTCTGTATACAGTAGGATGAAAGTTCCTCTAGCGTACGGTCCTCGTCAAAAATTCTTAGCAAGATTAGAGCAACAAGCAGATCTAAACCAGAAAGTTGCGATCACAGTTCCACGTTTGTCATTTGAGATGACAGGAATATCATATGATTCTGCTAGGAAACTTGCACCGACAACACTTACATTAAAGTCAGATACATCAAACGCAGTCAAAAAACAATACACTCCAGTACCATACAATATAGATTTTGAGTTAAATATAATATCTAAAACGAATGATGAAGCGTTAGAAATAGTAGAACAGATAGTACCAATATTCCAACCATCATATCAAATGACAATCAAATTGGTAGATGGAATGGAAGAATTTAGAGACATACCAATCATACTCAATAGCATTTCGTATAGTGATGATTATGAAGGATCTTTTGATGAAAAGAAGATTACGTTAATAACCATGACGTTTACCTGTAAGTCATACATCTTCGGACCTGTAGGAACTGCAGCACCAATCAAAAAAGCAAAAGTCGATTACGCAACAGAAATTGATCTTAATGCTACAAGACAAGTTGCTTATCAGGTTGTACCAAAGGCACTTACAGATAAAGATAAAGATGGAACGACAGAACTTGTTGGAGCAATCAATACAAGAAATCTCGTTATTGAAGTATTAGACTATAGTAACATTCCTACTCAATCTTATATTGAGATAGGAAATGAGGTTATGTATGTTAAGAGTAAAACGTCACCTAATAAATTAAATGTACGTAGAGCACAGAATGGAACTAAAGCAGCAGCAGCAAATGCTGCAACCCCAGTTGATATAATTTCTGCTGCTGATGACGCATTATTAACTGCGGGTGATGACTTCGGATTTAGTGAGACAACATCTTATTATGAGTAACCAATTTCCACAAAACAAAGATACATCTGGTCTTGATGATGCGTTTAATTTAGTTGAGGAATCTACTAAAACTGAAGTAGTTCCAAAAACAAATAAGATCCATCTAAAGAATACAGGTAATGATGTAGATAAAGATTATGAGTATGCTAGAGGCAACTTATATTCTTTAATTGACAAAGGACAAGAAGCAGTCAATGGTGCACTTGACCTTGCAATGTCATCCGATCACCCACGTGCATATGAAGTTGCAGGACAACTAATCAAACATGTAGGTGATGTCGCTGACAAACTCATGGCATTACAGAAAGACAAAAAGAATGTCAAAGAAGAAAGTGCAAAAACGCAAGTAACTAACAATTCTCTGTTTGTTGGTAGCACTGCTGACCTACAAAAAATGTTAAAGCAAGCAAGTAAGAAAAAGGATAAATAATCACATGGCATACATCAGAC